TATCTCGATAGGTGGAGTATTGTAGGTTTAAACAATGTTTGAATATTTTTACAACGAAATTTTAAGAAAGACTATCATTTCTTTTGGTACTCTTTTCAATTCATTAGAGATTGAACATAAAGATGAATCTGATAATACAACGAGTATTATCAGGGTTCCTCTTGCTTATGGACCTACGCAAAAATTTCTTGCACGACTAGAGCAGTCGGCAGATTTAAGTAAAGGGACAGCGATGACTCTCCCTAGAATGTCTTTTGAATTTATTGGACTAACCTATGATCAAAGCAGAAAGGTAACTACAACTCAACAGTTCACGGTTAAAGATCCTAATAATGACACTGGTGTCAAGAAAGCATATATGCCAGTTCCATATAATATGCAATTTGAATTGAGTATCATGTCAAAATTGAATGACGATGCTTTACAAATTGTAGAACAAATTTTGCCATATTTTCAACCACAATATAATTTAACAGTAAATTTAGTTGGACCAATAAGCGAAAAAAGAGATATTCCTGTTATATTAGAAAATATAACAATGCAAGACGATTATGAGGGAGATTTCTCCACTCGTAGAGTTCTTCTTTATACCTTAAGATTTACAGCAAAAACTTATCTGTTTGGTCCTGTTTCCTCTGCAACCTCAGATATTGTCAAGAGGGCTTCGGTTTCTTACTACTCTGGAGACAGTAAGAGTACAGTTAGAGATCTTACGTATAGTGTCAAACCAAGAGCAATTAAAGATTACACTGGAGATATCGTCACTAATCTTGCTGAAGATATTGATATATCTACGACAGCATTTAATGTTGATAGTGGATCCTCAGTTACTCTTAAAAAGTATATTGAAATTGGTGGAGAAGAAATGTTCGTTACCAAGATTACTGGTAACAAAATTACTGTGGAGAGAGGTAAAGATGGAACAACTGTTTCAGATCATTTAAGAGGAGCAGAAGTTAAAGGTATTGATTATACTAGTACAGAGGATAGTGATATTATTCAATTTGGCGATGACTTTGGATTTACTGGAAGCATTTCTTGATTATGACTAAAAATTATAATGGTTTAGATGAAGCGTTTAGTGTAGAAACTCAAATTGTTTCTGCAGAAAAAGAGTCTATAGAAGTCGCTAAAAAAATAGATAGGCAAAAGAGTGATGTTGATAAAGATTATGAATATACGAGAGGTAATCTTTATTCTATAATTGAAAAAGGACAAGAAGCAATTAATGGTATTCTTGAATTAGCTCAAGAAAGTGAAATGCCTAGAGCATATGAAGTTGCTGGACAACTAATTAAAAATGTTGCTGATGCGACAGATAAACTATTAGATCTTCAGAAGAAACTCAAAGATGTTAATGAGGAGTCTAAAAAAGGTCAACTAATGTGACAAATGCACTTTTTGTTGGATCTACTTCGGATCTGTCCAAATTTCTCAAGTCTCAAAATGAAGACACAGAGAAAAAATAAATATAACTATAGCTGAGGTAATAATAAGTGGCATTAAAGAAGCCTTCCGATTTTTATATTAAACCTGAAGAGAAGAGTTCTTTTGATTCTTTGAAAGAAGAACTTTCTTCTTCTGAACCAAAGAAGATTGAGAAGATCTCGGAGGCTTTTAGTGCGTTTAAAAGTAATCTTAATCACATTCAATCTCTGACAGATTTTTCTTCAACATTTGAAAGTTTCAAAGAAAATGTTGAAAAAGTTGAAACTATTTCCAATGAGATTGGTGATGTAAAAAAAGAGATTCAAACTCTAATCAAAAAGGAAGATTTAGATGATGCCATGATGGCTCATCTTTTCTTTGTGGAAGAAGCGATTGTAAAAGTTGAAAATAAGATAACGGGAGTAAACGAAGATATTGTAAGTAAAATTAGTGATGACTTTTCAGATTTATCTGAAATGGTCGATTCATTTATAAATTTTGAAGTTCCAAAATATAAAGATTTAATTTCAGAATCAGAAATTAGAATTGATAATAGATTTATAAATCTAAAAGATTCTGTAGAAGAAAATCTTGATACGATCAGGGGAGATGTTAATAAGGAAGTTACAACTGTTTTATCAGAAGTTGAGACGATTAACCAACATAGTCTGTCTACTATAAGGGATGAGGTTGGGGATATCATCGATCTTGTTAATGAAGATTTGCCCCAATACAAAAAGTTTTTTGCCGAAACTGAGTTAAGGACAGAAGAGAAACTTAGTCAAGTACAAGATATTTTTGATGAAAAAATTAATTTTATTAATCAAACTTATCAAGAAAGATTAGAAGAATTAAATTCAACTGTTAAAGAATTTACGAATACAGAGATTCCAAAGTACAGCAAAATGCTGGTGGAATCTAAATTAAAGTCGGAAGAGGAAGTCAAGGAATTAGAAAAATCTGTTCTAAAAAAAGTTAGTGATTTAACAGAACAAATAGAAAATCTATACAAAGTTAATAATATCAAAGAAACTGATATTGATTCTCTTTTAGAAAAAGTCCAAACAACTGTTCAAGAATCTAAAAATCAAACTGGAGAAATCTTTGAATCTTATGCAAGATTATGCAAAGATTCAAAGAAAAGAGAAATAACCGAAGATAAAAAACTAAAAGCATTTTCTGGTAGGTTAGAAAATTTTGCAGAAAAACTGGAAAAGATTGAAGAGACAACGGTTCAGGATGTTCTTGAACTTCAAGCTAATCTTGATATCAGCACTTCTGCATATCATGACAGATTAAAGGAAGAAGTCAATAAATTTGAAGAGGGTTTAGTTGAGCAGATTAAAGATCTTGAAGTTAATTTAAACACCAATGAAATTCATATCAAGAAACAGAATGAACACATTGAAAATATCAAGGAAGAAGTTCAGGATGTAATCAGTAAACTTCATATTGATTCTATTGAGGAGAAGAATAAGGCTCTTATTGAAAAAGTAAACCATATCGAAGATGTTCTTTCTAAGTTTAGTGAAAAAGCACTCCTGACTGAAGACACTCCTATTACACCAGGAAGTCCTAACACTAAAACTGATGATCCACTTACTTCATTGGATCAAAACTATGTGACCTTAAAACAGTTACAGGATCACTACAGACTGTTTATTAATAGAATACAAGTTCAACTGTCATCTATTGGTGGCGGCGGTGCTGGGTTTGTCAAAGACCTTGCAGATGTTGATGTCACAGGACTTGCAGATAATTATATTCTTCAATATGATTCTGCATCTTCAAAGTGGTTAACTGTAGAAAATTCTGGTTCTAGTGGAGTTTCCACAGCAGCACAATCTCTTGTCCTTGATGCTAGAAATAATAATGTAGGATATGCAATTACGATTGGAACCCCAGTATATCAAACTGGATTCAATAGTGGACAAGATAGAATTAATATTGAAGAATCAAGGGCATCAGATTCTTCAACAATGCCTGCAAAGGGATTAACTGCATCCACTCTTGACAATAATACGAATGGTCAGATAATTGTTTATGGTGAATTAGAAGGAGTTGACACTTCTGCATTTGATGTTGCAGATGAACTTTATGTTGCTCCTGGTGGAGGTTTAACAAATACACGACCCACTGGAGCTAATGACCTAGTTCAAAAGATTGCAGTTGTTCTTAAGAAGTCTGCCTCTAATGGTGCTCTACTTGTCTACGGTGCTGGTAGAACAAACGATGTTCCAAATACTATTAGTATCTCTGGAAACATAACTGCAGCAGATGCAACATTTAGCGGTAATGTTTCTGTCGCAGGAACTATCACTTATGATGATGTAACTCATGTTGATTCTGTTGGTATTGTTACTGCAAGAAATGGCATTGAGATTGGGCCCAATAGTGCTACAACCATCATTTCTTTAGAAGCAGCTACATCAACAACCACGACAACATCAGAGTCTAATATCGATACTTTTGATGCATCTATTTTTAGATCAGCACAGTATCAGATTCAAATCACAAGAGGAAGTCTATATCATGTAACAACACTAAATGTGCTGCATGATGGAACTGATGTTTATCTATCAGAATTTGGAACAATTAAAACGGGATCTTCTCTTGCAACATTTGATGCTGATATAGATTCTGGTAGTGTTAGAGTCAGAGCAACTCCTGCGTTTAGTTCGTCTACAGTGTTTAAAATATCAAAAACATTGACAAAAGTATAAATAATAAGAGACTTTCTTTAAAGAGAGTCTAACCTGGTCAACCAGCAAATTCTAGAAATATTATGAAAGAGGGAAAGCAAAACGGAAAATGTAAAGCAGGATCATATTACTGCTATACAGATAAAGTTTGTAAACCAATTCCAAAGGGTTTCATGGTAGATCCAAAAGGAATGCTCCGTAAGGAGAATGGTGCCTCTATAGATGAGGAAGGTCTTCGTGATTGGTTTGGTAAGTCCAAATCAAAAGGTGGTAAAAAAGGTTGGGTTAATGTTGTGACAGGTGGAACCTGTGCAAGCGATAAACCAGGGGAGGGTACACCCAAGTGTGTATCATCTGCAAAGAGATCAAGTATGACTCCCGCAGAAAGAAAATCTGCTCAAAGAAGAAAGAAGGCAGCAGACCCCGGACAACAAAAAAAATCTGGTGCAGCAAAACCAACTTACGTATCTACCGATTCTAAGACTAAGAAGAAAATGAACAAAGAAGAATTTGTAACCCTACCTCTCTATATTGAAGTTCCATCTTCATTGGATGCATTCAATGCAGGTCTGATGTTCAGGGAAAGTTTAGGCGAAAATTGTGGTATGCTTTTCGTATTTAATGAGTCAGGAGAAAAGTCATTCCACATGAAGAACACCACCATATCTCTTGATATTGCTTTTATCAACGAGAATGGTATAATCGAAACTATTAAAGAATTAGAACCATTAAATGAGTCCTCAATCACATCTGATGCAAACGTTCTCTACGCTTTAGAAGTAAACCGTGGATGGTTTGAGGCCAATAATGTAAATGTTGGTGATAAAATATTGAATATTGACGAAGCAAAAGACAAAAAAGGTAAGGGTAGTGGAAGTAAAGATGCCTGTTACCACAAAGTCAAATCTCGCTACAGCGTATGGCCTTCAGCATATGCTTCCGGTGCCCTTGTAAAATGTCGTAAAGTGGGTGCCGCTAATTGGGGCAATAGTTCAAAGAAAGAAGGATTCTCTCCAGCACAACTTGCTGCTCTAGAATCTATTGGTGCTATTGAAATCAATGAAGCTGGTAAAAAATGTTGGAAGGGTTATAAAAAAGCGGGAACGCAAAAACTTTTCGGAAAGACATACAACCGTTGTGTAAAAGAAAACGAAGAGACTACATCCATCGAGACTGCTGATGGAAAGTCCTTTGTAGAAGTTACGGATGTTGTTGGACCATCAAACATGAGTCCTGTAATTGATTCTAATGGTATTTGGAAAGGAACAGAAGTTCAAGAAGCTGTTCGTATCCCAGCAAAAACTGGAAATATCATTGCAGTATCACTTGTCTGGAAAGGAAAGTATTATATGATTAGAATGTTCTTCCCTTCAGCGTCTAGACCTACCAGATCAGACGTTCAAAATGAGATAGAAAAGGTTTACCCAGGTTCAAAACTATCAACGTTCTCAGTTTCCGATTATGAACCCGGACAACCATTCCTCCAAGTTGCCGAAGGAGCAGCATGGACAAAAAAATCAGGAAAAAATAAAAAAGGAGGCCTCAACGAAAAAGGACGAAAGTCTTACGAAAAGGAAAATCCAGGATCTGACCTTAAAGCACCAAGCAAGAAGGTTGGAAATCCCAGGAGGGCATCCTTCTGCGCTAGAATGAAAGGAATGAAAGCAAAGTTAACTTCTAAGAAAACTGCCAGAGATCCAGATTCTAGAATCAATAAATCACTACGTGCTTGGAATTGTTAATTGAATTATGCCTGATGATGTATACCTTGGTAATCCGAATCTAAAAAAGGCAAATACGCCTATTGAATTTACTCAAGATCAAGTTTTAGAATTTGTTCGGTGTAAAAATGATCCTGTTTACTTTGCAAAAAACTACGTAAAAATTGTTTCTCTTGATGAAGGTCTTGTTCCCTTCAAACCATACGACTTTCAGGAGAAGTTAATTAATAACTTCCATGAGAACAGATTTAACATCTGCAAGATGCCACGTCAGACTGGTAAGTCTACCACCTGTGTGTCATATCTTCTGCACTATGCAATTTTTAATGACAGCGTTAATATAGGTATACTTGCAAACAAAGCAGCAACAGCAAGAGAGTTGTTGGGTAGATTACAAACTGCATATGAAAACTTACCCAAGTGGATGCAGCAAGGCATCATGGTTTGGAACAAAGGTTCATTAGAGTTAGAAAATGGCAGTAAGATATTGGCAGCATCTACGTCTGCAAGTGCTGTCCGAGGTATGTCATTTAACATCCTCTTTCTCGACGAGTTCGCATTCGTACCGAACCACGTTGCTGACTCGTTCTTTGCCTCTGTTTATCCTACTATTACTTCTGGTAA